AAAACATTTGACCACAACAATTGATAAGGTGTTTGGTGAAAAGACCGTCTTGAGTGGGCTGGATAGTTTTGATGTAGGGAGGTTCATACACAAGAAGTGGTTGAAGTACAAATCACCGTGTGCCATTGGGGTCGATGCAAGTCGATTTGACCAGCACACAAGTGTGGCTGCGCTCAAATTTGAGCACAGCGTGTGGAATGCCATTTTTAAGGATCCTCTGCTCAAACGTATCCTGGGGTATCAGTTGTACAACAAAGGCATTGCCTTTTCTGACAATGGAAAATCTGTTCGTTATAAAGTTAATGGATGTAGAATGTCTGGTGACATCAATACATCGTTGGGTAACAAGTTGATAATGTGCGCTATGATGTTTAGTTATTTTGACGAGTGTGAAATCAACGCATCGCTTGTTAACAACGGCGATGATTGTGTTTTGATTTGCGATCGCGAGGAGTTGGAGAAGATAGCACAAACACTCCAGCCTTATTTCATTAGAAAGGGGTATTCCATGACTATGGAGGAACCTGTGTATTCCATGGAGCATATAGAGTTTTGCCGATCTCAGCCTGTGGCTGTGGGTAACTCTTATCACATGGTGCGCGGGATATCTTCGTTGTCACGTGATACTGCAACATTGCTAAACCTTGATAATGAGAAAAGTTTATCAGAGATGATGTGTGCGGTGGGTTATGGAGGAATGGTCATTAATGACGGAATACCAGTGCATTCCATACTCCACAAGCGTATGTTTCAACTTGGAGGCGGCCGGATCAATCGGTCAGCTATTGAAAAATTCTTGGATTTTAACCAAATTGAACGTATGGGGAAAAGGGTGGTTACCGATTCGCCGATTAGTAATGAGACTCGCCTTAGTTATTATAAGGCATTCGGCATTTCACCACATCGCCAAATATTGGTTGAGGAGTACTACAAACAAGCTACAGTCTGTGCACGGACTGATGTAGTAAATGAACTCCCACATTTATACGCTTCCCTGCACCGTAATTTGTTCTATCGCGATTGAGACTAACACTAGATATTCTTTATTTTTCTTTTTCCAAACCGTTTTGATCTGCTTTGTTTTGATTTGCTTTGATTGGTTTGGACCTCCTCCTACGTCTTTTACCTATGGCTAAGAATGGCAGCAAGCAGCCGCAGCCAACCCAACGACCCAATGGACAACGCACGCGGCGCACCAGCCGTAAGGCTGCGGACTCTGTTAAGAACGCACCCGTATCTCAGGGTATGGTTTCGCTCTATCGAGGACCCAGTCTTATGTCTACGTCGCGAGGCACTGTTGTTAGCAACTGCGAGAGCCTCGGGCTCGTTAATGCCAATGCAGTCGCAGGAACACCCACCAACCTCGTGTTCTCACTCGGAGCCCAATCAGGGTCTATGCCTTGGTTGCAAACCGTTGGCACTCTGTACCAAAAGTACCGAGTGCGAGAGCTTACCGTTACCTACGAACCAATCTGCCCTACAACTATAGGCGGCCAAATCGTTTTCGCGCTGGTTTATGACCAAAACGATACTGATGTGGCTAATGTCACGCAGGAAAGATTGCTCCAGGTATACGGCAATGCGAGGTCACCTCTTTGGACTATGGGTGCTGCTGTCTGTTATGACAAAGGGAAGGCTGCTGTACCTTGGTATGCAAGCAAATTTGCACCTAATGCCAGCACACAAGCCAATCTTGTGGTGCCAGCTTGGCTTATCGTTTCTACGGTCAGCTCGACCGCCAGCATAGGATTAGGCCGGCTT